GTTCTCAAGGTCGCAGGATGTGTACAAGCTGATGGCAAGCAAGATATACCAAATAGCGCCCGACCAAATCGACAAGCAACAAAGGCAGGTGGGTAAGGTCGTGATCCTTGGTGCAGGGTATGGCGTTGGACACCAAAAGTTAAAGCTGTTTCTTAAGATGCAAGCGGGTGTTGATGCAACCGAAGCAGAGGCAAAACGCATCATCGACGCATACCGGCACGGGTATTACAAGATACCTGAATTGTGGCGAAAGGCAGATGAAGCGCTGATTGCGTTGCGTACTGGCAACGGGATGCAGGTGGACGAGCAAGGGCTAATTAGGGCAGTTCCGGGCAAGGGGTTAACCCTACCTAGCGGGTTATATATCCAGTATCCCGACCTAGCCAAAGTGACCGATGAGAAAACTAACAAAGACCAATGGCGATACTTTTCTAAGGGAATACCCGTGTATATCTACGGCGGGAAAGTAGTGGAGAACGTGTGTCAAGCCGTAGCAAGGCAAGTCGTGGCGGAGCAGATGTTAAAAATCGGCAAGAAGTACAAAGTCGTCTTGACAGTTCATGATGCCGTGGCTTGCATTGCACCGATTGAGGAAAAAGATGAAGCAAAACAATACGTTGAGGAGTGTATGTCATGGAGACCAAAGTGGGCACAAACTTTACCGCTAGCCTGCGAATCAGGCGTAGGGGCTTCCTATGGGGACTGTTGATTGGTACACTAGGGCTTGCAAAAACAAACCCAGTTCTTTCCATGACGCTAGCCCATTCATACTCAGGCATCAAAGACTACGAAGGTTGTCCACGCAGATACCACGAAGTCAAGATACTAAAAAAGTTTAAATCTAAAGACACTGAAGCAACCATGTACGGCACTGCCGTACACAAAGCATTTGAGGATTACATCCGTGATAAGACACCACTTCCGGCGAGTTATGCGCATTACAAACCATTCGTGGAACCCCTCGCCAATTTCAAAGGCGACGTACGATGCGAAGAGAAGCTTGGCATCCGAGCAGACTTTACCCCCTGCGGGTTCTTTGACAAAGATGTATGGTTCCGAGGCATCCCCGACTATCTTGCAATCAACCACGACAAAGGAATTGCAAGGGTAGCCGACTATAAGACCGGCAAGTCAAGTAGGTACGCAGACAGCGCTCAATTAGAACTAATGGCAGCTATGGTAATGATTCACCATCCCAACGTACATACCGTTAAAGGGGCACTGCTGTTTGTTGTAGTTGGCGACATTATTAAGTCTGAGTACACTCGGAAACAATTGCCTGAAATCCTGTCTAAATGGGCTGGCAGGGCTAGTGCAATCGAAGCAGCGGTGGTGCATGGGGTATGGAACCCTAAAAGCTCTGCCCTGTGCAAATTCTGCCCAGTTACTACCTGTGAGAATCACAATGGCAACTAAACGCAATTATGCTGCTGAGTATAAAAACTATCAGGGTACGCCTAAACAGTTGGCTGCCCAATCCGAAAGACATAAAGCTAGACGGGCATACGAGAAGGCTAATGGCACTCTGCCTGACGATGTAGACGTAGACCACAAGAAGGCTATGTCCAAGGGCGGTACGTCTAAGTTAAGCAACCTCCGTGCCTCACCGCAATCGGAAAACACTAGCTTCTCCCGCACTAAATCTGGGGCGTTAAAGTCACAAATTTCTAAGCGAGAGCGTAAAAAGTAATGTAAGATAAAACCACTCGGTGCCTGCAGTTGCTGAGTTGTTTCGTTGGGTTTCTCCTCCCCAGTAATGGGTTTGCCCAGTAGCAGTGCTACTGGGCTATTTTTGTCACTTCTATTTAAATTTATTATGCAAATCATTGATAACAAGGCATTGGTGTTTAATACACGCAAGGCAAATCAAATCACTTCAATCATTCCTAAGAGCAAGGTGCTTGAGAACAACGGAGACGTTGACCAAGTCATTGTTAATTGGGGCTTTGACGAAGTGCAACTGCTACGCAATCTAGGTATACGTGATGTGCCTAGCCCCATCCTTGGGCGCTACCAGTGGCCCGGAATGTTTACGCCGTTCGATCATCAGCGTACTACTGCAGAGTTCCTCACCCTTCATCCACGTTGCTTTGTGTTTAACGAAGCAGGCACAGGCAAGACCAGTGCAGCAGCTTGGGCTGCGGATTATTTAATGCAACAAGGTAGAGTCAAGCGTGTGCTTGTTGTGTGTCCAGTGTCCATCATGGACACCGCATGGCGATCTGATTTATTCAAGACAGTCATGCACCGCACAGTGGCTATTGCACAGGGGTCACGTACACAAAGACAGAAGGTTATCGAGGGAGATTACGAATTTGTAATCATTAACTTTGATGGTGTTAAGGTAGTTAATAAAGAGTTGGAAGCCGGTGGGTTTGACCTCATCATTGTGGACGAGGCTAATGCAGTTAAGAGCGTGACTACCGATAGGTGGAAGTGCCTTGCAACCCTGATTAAACCTGCTACACGCCTATGGATGATGACGGGCACACCCGCATCGCAATCACCGCTTGACGCATACGGATTGGCTAAGCTTGTGGCACCTGATGCAGTGCCTAGATTCTTTGGTGCGTTCCGTGACAAGGTGATGCTCAAGCTTACGCAGTACAAGTGGGTGCCGAGACAAGACGCACAGCAGATCGTTCATCAAGTGTTGCAACCGGCTATCAGATATACAAAGCTAGAGTGCTTGGACTTGCCTGACTTGTTGTACTCAACTCGTGAAGTTCCGTTGACTGCTCAGCAGACCAAATACTACGACGCACTCAAAAAACAAATGATGACTATTGCAGCAGGCTCAGAAATCACAGCGGTGAATGCGGCAGCAATGCTTAACAAACTTTTGCAAGTTGCGCAAGGTGCGGTTTATACCGATGACGGAGGTGTTGTTGAGTTTGACGTATCTAATCGCATGACTGAGTTACTGAATGTGATTGAGCAAACTGACCATAAGGTATTGGTGTTTATCCCATATCGGCACACGCTTCAGATGGTTGAGAATACTCTACTCAAAGAAGGATATACAGTGCAGACAATTCATGGCGGCGTTGCTTCTACACGCCGAGCAGACATCATCAAACAGTTTCAAACCGAAGACGACCCACGCATACTCTTGCTAGTACCACAAGCTACTGCACACGGTATCACGCTGACTCGTGCCGATCAAGTTGTGTGGTGGGGTCCAGTAGCGTCCACAGAAATCTATTTGCAAGCTAACTCCCGAGCACACCGTGCAGGGCAGGTAAATCACGTTACGGTTACACACCTACAAGGTAGCCCTGTCGAGCGGCGCGTGTATACCATGTTGCAAAATAAAATAGATTTACATCAAAGTTTAGTAGATTTATACAAACAAGAGCTTGACATGTAAATTTGACAGTGTATAATTTCAATTTAGTTCAACGCAAATCAAAGGAGTCCTATGGATGCAAGCCAGTTAGTCAATGTGTATATCAAAATACGTGACGCTAAAGAAATGAAGAAGAAGCAGATGGAAGCTGAGATAGCTGACCTTGATGTTCAGCTTGATGCAGTCGAGCATGAGCTTCTAGAAATTTGCAAGACTACCGGACAAGACGGTGGCAAAACACAACATGGCTCGTTTACACGAGCCGTCAAAACACGCTACTGGACCAGTGATTGGGACAGTATGTACAAATTCATCCGTGAGCATGATGCCCCTGACCTTCTTGAACGTCGTATTGCGCAAGGTAACTTTGCACAGTTCGTCAAAGAGAATCCAGACAGCATGCCTGCAGGTGTGAATATCGAGTCGAAATACTCGATCACGGTTCGCCGTTCATCCAAGTAACTTCCCAATAGGAAATCAAAATGAGTAACATGACACTTTTTAAATCCGGTTCCGTTATCCCTGACTATTTACGTGAGGCTTCTGACGCTACTACCCGTGACATTGCAGGTAGCTCTGGCGGTAAGCAAATCTCAATCAAGGGCGGTGTGTGGCGCATGGTCGTAGGCGGCGAAGAAGTTGCCAAGAACGAAGAACGCGCCATGAACTTTGTGGTGATTGCATCTGGCAAAGGTGTGACCCGCACGTTCTATGCAGACAAATACGAAGAAGGTAAGGACATCAAACCTGCCTGCTGGTCTGCCGAAGGCGTAGTGCCCAACGAAGAAGTGGCTAACCCACAAGCCAAGACGTGCGCTACCTGCCCACAAAACATCGAAGGCTCTGGCGATGGTAAAGCGCGTGCCTGCCGTTACAGTAAGCGTTTGGCTGTAGCTTTAGAGAACGACATCGGTGGCAACATCTATCGCCTGTCAGTACCTGCCAAGTCATACTTCGGTCGTGCTGAAGGTGAGAAGATGCCACTGCAAGCGTTTGGTAAGTTCTTGTCAGGACATGGTATTCCGATTACAGGCATCGT